TTTAAATGCTAATGCATTTATAAATTGGACGTTACTTCGTGCCTACTAGATAGACTCCATTTGTCTTTACATTCCGGTCGATCCTAGTTCACCCCCGTTAAACACTTAAACCTTAAAATGTTTCACGCGGAAGAATTTGGTGGAGGTGGTCGGTACTGCCCCGACGTCCCTGAAATTTATTACCCAAACTTCAACGTCTACAGTAATATTTATAACATCTTTTTATTGATATGTCAAAGACATCGATGGTACAGTTTGATATGCTGTTTTATGTTGGGATGATTATTCTACTACAATGCGTTTAAGATTTCCAGCTACTTGTCGTCCTCGGAATTCTACCAGCTCATACTCCATTAAGTCGCCGTCATGAACGTCACTTAAATTAGAGGCTTTTAAAGCAGAAACGTGTAAAAACACGTCTTTGCCTTCTTGATCTGGTGTGATGAATCCGAAACCTTTAGCGGAATTAAACCATTTGATTTTGCCTGTTGCCATACTTTATTCTGTCTTCTATTATATTTACTATATTAATTATTAGTAACTTGAATTATTTATGTGGATTCCTGAAAAAGGGTGTTGTTGGCACGGATAATCGATTAGATCCGCGCCAACGATGAATTACATAGAATTTTTCTTTTCTTGTATTTCTTTTCTACGAGCTTTAGAAAGTTTCCCCAAATTTCCCAGGGCCTTTCTGGCTCTAGCCGCCGCGGCTTTAATTCCTTTAGTTTCGAAGGCTTCGTTTTCTTTAACGTAAGCTTCAACGGCTTGAGTAATTTGTTGGTGTGTTTCACTCATGATTTTTATTCTCCTTAATTATAACGTTATAAATCTCGCTCCAACCACTAACTCGTTGGACCGGAGTTACTTTACTATTATACCATCTGTTGTGTGGTAAGTCAAACAGAAGTGACTTCAAATCCAAAGATGCCCCATCTTCGGCATTATTTGGTTTATCTTCTATCCAAAATGTTCCTGGCTTGTACTGTTTTTGCTTCATTCTTTGATCCAGGACTTCTCGTTTTCCTGCTCCCATATCCAAAAATGTAATTTCATTAAACACATCTCCAAAAACATTTATTAAGTTTTCTCGTCTTAATTGTTGTGCTTTTGTATCTAAAGTTTGAGATGTTATTACATCAAATTTATATCCTTGTTCTGATAATTTTTTTACTATTTCAACACTACCTTCAACAGGTTCTAAATCTCTCATCCAAGCACTTTCATTAAATACTTTTATTAAAGGTAAAGAAGAACCTTGTGGTAGATGATAATTCATATCTATATTATAGTGACCACTATCCCATTTTTTAAAGTCATTTGCTTTCATCCAGGCATCAAAACCTTTTTCCCAGAGAAGTAAAACTCCGTCACAGTCTGTTGCTATTATTTTATTCATTATGTTAATTTAAGACCGGTACTTCCTTCTGCATATTTTTTAGCCATATGCACTTCCGTTTTTGTGTAAGATACAACAGATGCTTTATTAAATCTGTATTCTTGATGTTGTGGTGCTGAAAACATAAAAGGTCCTAAGCCTATTCCTTTTGACATTTGTATTAACATCATAGGACGCATTAATATTATTTCTTTATCTGTAATTTCTATTAGTCTTCCAACAACTTCTTCACCTGATGGTAGTTTTATAGATACAGTATCGTTTGGATTAATCTCTGGCATATTTTTCTTTGTCTATTTTTTTAAAATGTTCTACTAAATTGTCATAACTTCCTATTAATTTTCCGTCTAAGATAATTTGAGGAACAGTTCGGACATTAGGAACTGCTTCTAATAATTGCTCTGTAGTCCAGCCTTCACCAATCATTCTTTCTTCATATACAATTTCTTTTTGTTCTAAAAGTCTTTTAGCCATATCACAAAAATGACATTGCATTTTAGACCATACTATATTTGACATTTAATTATCCTTTACCTTTGGAATTTTTATTGCAGGTATGCCATCTTTATAAAGTTTGTCAATTTCCTTATCGGTAGCTGTACCATATATGTGATCGTCTCTCTCTCCCTTGTGAGCTTTTCTGGCTTCTTTAGCAAATTTAGTACCTACGTTTTCACAATTATGTGACACCCAATTATTTAAATTTTTTAAAGCCTGTCTACTATTAAAAAAGACTTTGTTACTTTTTTCTTTAACTGTTCTTTTAGTTGTTTTAGATTTTAGGTTAGGAGACATAACTGCTCTCCGTATTATAGGATCGTCACACATTGGACAAATTAATAATCTGCTCTTTTTTTGATCTAGATATGCTTTTTCGGAATCAAACCAACCTTCGAAAGGATGATCATGAGAACATAGTAAATTATATTTCGCCATCGTACTTGATTCGCCAATCGCTTTTTGTATTGTTCTTTTTGTCCATATAATCTATTATAAGACTGATTGCGAAGATTGTCAAGCCGAATCCAATAATCATCCAAAGTCCTCTACCTTCTTCCCAATTAGTTAAAAGATACCAAAGTACTTCCATGCCGTCCATGTTTTCAAAATTTTTCATTATAATTTAAATTTAGCGAATTGTCCTTCTTTTATATCTTGATTAATACCACCAATTAAGTAAGATTCTACTTCTGTTTCTTGAGGTGCAACTTGTAATTCTTTTGAACTTAACCAATGTCTAGTCCAAGGTAATGGATCTTGAGATGGTGGAATATCATAAATTGGATCAAAACCCAAAGCTCTTAATCTTTTATTTCCTGTCCATTCTACGTATCTGTGTAAAAGTTTTTCATTTAATCCTATCATAGAACCTGCATTAAACAAATACTTTGCCCAAGCCTTTTCTTCTTCTACACAATTTTTAAACATTTGAATAACTTGCTTATCACAACTTTTAATAATTTTTTTCATTTCAGGGTCATCACCTTTTTGCCAATTTTTAATTATATGTGATGTTAGGCTTAAATGCGTAGCTTCATCTCTAGCAATTAAAGATAATATTTTGGCAGAACCTTCCATAAGTTTAAGTTCACCAAAAGCAAATGTACAAGCAAATGAAACATAAAATCTAACACCTTCTAATAAATTAACATTAAACATTGCCAAATATAATTGTTTTTTAACTTCTTTAAGATCACCTTTACCTTTTACAAAATAATCTTGTGCCGCACGTCCAAAATTATCATAATGTTCAGTAACAGTTTTAGCACGTTTTAGTATTTCTTTATCAGTTAAAATAGTGTCAAATACAACAGATGGATTAGGATAAACGTTCTTCATAATATGAGAATAAGCTCTTGAATGAAGTGCTTCCATGAAATCCCAAGTAATAATGCATCCTTCTAATTCAGGAAGTGAAACATAAGGCATGAACATTAAAGCAGGTCCTCTACCTTGTATACTATCTAGTAATGTTTGGTATTTTAAATTTGCTGTGAATATATGTTTTTGTTCAGGTCTAAAATTTGCGTAGTCTGATCTATCTTTTTGTAAAGATACTTCTTCAGGTCTCCAAAAGTATCCAAGCATTGTTTGATTAAGTTTATCAAATTGTGGATATTTAAATACATCATACCTTTGTACATTTTGGTCCGCACCAAAAAACATAGGTTCTTTTGTAAAGTTTACTTCGTTTTTATTGAATACTGATTTGCTCATATTGTATTATTATATAGTACAAGCGTCGCAGTCTTCTTCAGAATTTGTTTCGGATTGTAAGATTTTTTCAGCTTGGGGTTTCGCTTCTCCATTTAAACTAGCCTCTCCATTTACTCCAGTTATTGGAGCGGTTTTTAAATGATCATATATTTCACTGGTATCAATACCAGATGGTTGAACATCTTCTTCTTCGCCTTTAAAGTCATATGTGTTTTGGTAGTAAGATGTTTTCCAACCAAATTTGTATGCATTAAGCATATCTTTAGCCATTGCAGATATAGGTACTTCATTGTTTTCATAGTGTAATGGATTATAACTCCAGTTGCCACTAATAGCTTGATCAAAATATTTCTGCATTACTGCAACAATATTAATATATCCATCGTTGTTTTCCATATCCCAAAGTAAAGTATATGCATTTTTTAATTTTGGATATCCAGGAACAATTTGTTTTAATGGACCTTTTTTAGATTTTTTAATTGATAATACAGCTCTAGGTGGTTCAATACCATTAGTTTCATTACTAACTACGGAAGAACTTTCACTTGGCATTTGTGCTGTTACTGTAGAATGTCTCAATCCATGTTTTGCAATATCTTTTCTTAAAGCCTCCCACGCCATTCTTTGTTTGTGTGGAACAATTTTATCAACATCTTTTTTATAATGGTCTATTGGTAATTGACCATCTGCATATGTTGTTCTATCAAACTTAGAACATTTTCCTTTTTCTTGAGCTAATATGTTACTAGCTTTTAATAGATAATATTGAAATGCTTCTGATAGTCTATCAACGGCATCCCACGCACCTTGTTCACTATATTTGTAACCTTGTTTTGCTAGGTAGTGTGCTAATCCAATATAACCAATACCTAATGAACGTCTTGCTTTAGTGCTTATTTCTGCCGCCTTAACTGGATAGTCTTGATAGTCTATTATTTCATCTAATGCTCTTACAGTTAACTCACATATTGGTTCTAGTTCAGATACATCACTTATTGTTCCAACATTAATTGCTGAAAGAATACAAAGTGCAATTTCTCCTTTTTCATCATCAATATGTTGAATAGGTTTTGTAGGTAATGTAATTTCTTGACATAAGTTTGACATAGTTATTCTATCTTTAAAGGAAGAGTGAGTATTGCAATGGTCTATATTCATAATATAGATACGTCCTGTTTCTGCTCTTTCTTTTAATATGTCAAAAAATAAATTTTGTGCTGATATTTTTCTACTATCAATTGATTTGTCTTTTTCATACTTTATATAAAGTTCATCAAATTTAGGCGTGCCCCAGGCTTTCATTAAACTTGGTACTTCGTGTGGAGAGAATAATGTAATTTCTCCTGCATTAATAAATCTTTCATAAAATAATTTAGAAATTTGAATTGAGTAATCCATTTTTCTAGCTCTATTGTCTTCTGTTCCTTTATTATTTTTAAGAACTATAATGTCTTTAATTTCTTGGTGCCATATAGGAAAGTGTACAGTTGCATTTCCTCCACGTACTCCATTTTGAGTACAACTTCTAACTGTAGCTTCAAACTTTTTAAGAAAAGGAATAACTCCTGTGTGTTGAACTTCTCCACCTCTTATTTTAGAATTGATTCCTCTTATACGTCCTGCATTAATTCCTATTCCTGCTCTTCTGGCAACATATAAACCAATTGCCATATCGCTAGAAAAAATAGAAGGTAATGTGTCGTCACTATCTACCAAAACACAACTTGCAAATTGTCTAATAGGAGTTCTTACACCTGCCATAACTGGTGTTGGGATATTAATTTTGAATTGTGATATTGCGTCATAATATCTTTTAACGTATGACATTCTGTTTTCTTTTGGATAATTTGCAAATAAACAAGCCGCAATCATCATATACATATCTTGCGGTGTTTCATATAATTGACCTGAACTTCTATCTTGCACAAGGTATTTGTCAACAACTTGTCTTATTCCTGCGTATGTAAAATTTAAATCTCTGTCTCTTCGTATCCATGAATTAAGTTTTTTTGATTCTGTTTTAGAATATTTGTCCATAACATCTTTATCATAGACACCAAGTTTACAATTTCTTTCAATTAATTTTGTTAAAGGAAGGTATTCGTATTGACCGTGTGCTTCTTTACGTACATCATAAAGAAGTAATCTTGCCGCGGCATATTGATAGTTAGGGGTTTCTAAAGTAATAAGGTCGTTTGCAGACTTAACTAAAATTTGTTGAATGCCTTTTGTTGTTATGCCATCATAAAATTGTATGTTAGCATTCATTTCGATTTGTGATGAACTCACTCCTGGTAAATCATCACACGCTTCTTCTACTACAAAATGGATTTTATTAATATCTAGTTGTTCAAGTTTGCCTGTACGTTTTTTTACTTTGATTAAGTTATACGATTGTGTTGTTGTCGTAGTTTCCATAAAATTCAATTTATTTTTCCTGTCCGCTGATCTCTTTTAAAGTACTATTTATCTATATTGATGTTTTGACTTATTATATACAAAATTTTATAATTTGTCAAACGTATTCTTACTCATAATGCTTATCATTTTATGGTGCTTAAACTAATGGTTGTTTATTAAAGTATAATATTATGATTTAGTTTATTAGTAGGAAACAAATTTATTTTATGATAAAACAGATACGTGGAAAATTAATGAAGCATTATCCCCAACTGTAGTGTTTTTAGCTGAAATTACTAGTGTTTCTTTTGTTGCATCGGCATTTTCATCAGATAGTACACTAGAAAACTCTATACTAGTATTATATACAACATCACCGTCATAATCATATTCATCTTCCAATTTAGTTGTACCTTGTGTAAGATTAACTAATATGTTAATTGTACCTGTTCTTGTAGCATTAACGACATTACTTTTGTAAATGTAACTAACACTATATTTTTTATTAGAGTCAGCAGGTAATCTTAATACTCTAGTAGCAGATGGCATATAGCCAATAGATGTTGTCATCGAATGACATAAATCACCTGCATATATTCCTTCTATTTCTGGAATGTAAGGAACGTTAGTTAGATAAGAAGTATTTGTTGATAAAAAACTAGTTCTGGCAAAGTGATCACCATTTGATGAATTATTTCTTGAACTAAATTTAATAACTCCGTAAGCTGGAAGATTTTCTACACCACCGTCATTTCCAACTAATGTGTAATGATTATTTGAACTAGTATTTCCATAACCATTTTCTACCCAAAAACCAGTTTTGTCTATATTAGTAAATCTAGAATTAGTAATAACATTATTAATAGGTCCTGTAGCTTGACCTACATTTCCAAGTATTGTATCTTTACCAAATACTACTCCATATCCTAAATCTTCAAATACACTATTTGAAAAATTATTATTCATTATATCGTAATTTGAAAATGCACCATAACTAAAACCAGATATATAAATTTTATTAAAACTATTATTAGTATTAGTAACTACTGTACTTAAACTTATTAATTTTATTCCAATTTGATCTGCTAGAATTGATGTTCCTGTACTCCAATCACTTGTTATTTTAATATCTTCAAATTTACTATTAATACAGTTTTGTAAAACTAATCCTGCATTGTTACCTGCAGTTTCAAGTGTCATGCCTGTTAATGATATGTGTCTTGCTTGATTAAGTGTAGTAGTAGACGCTTGGTTACCAGATGTGTCAGGTGTTCGTAAACCGTTTTCAGTAATAAAAATAGGAAAATTTCCTGTTTGTTTTATAATAGTTTTATCACTACCATCCCCAGCTATATTAGTAAAAGGAGGAAGTTTTAAACTTTGAGATATCGTATATACTCCTGCGTGAAGTTTTAATGTAACTCTACTTGTTTCATTTCCAACGGTTGCAGGATTAACGAATAATTGATCAATTGCTCTTTGTAATGCACTTGTTTGTTCTCCACCATCACCTACTGCACCAAATGATCTAGCACTTACTAAATCGTCTAGTCTAGATTGTAAAGTTCTTGTAATGT